TTAAGTATTTTGTAAACTTTTGTAATCTTGTGTTAAAACAGGCAAAACATTCAGGCATTCATGCAAATTTTCAGGTGCTAAGTGAGCATAACGCTGGGTAATTCTTGTATCACTATGACCAAGAAGTGTAGAAACGTGATAAAGCGGAATAGCTTGTTTTATTAAAAAACTTGCAAATGTATGTCTTAAGTCATGTATGCGTACATGCCCAATCTCAGAACGATCTACAGCACATCTAAAGCCTTTATAAAAACTTTTGACATGAGTACCTGTTTTTTCATTATAGAAAACATATTTCTTATGATTTTTTAGCCTGAACAAAGCATGAATAGAAGTATCGTTAAGCGGTTTATAAATAGTTTTTTTATTCTTGGACAATGAATTTCGAATAATAAAATATTGCTCATTAATAAACACATTGTCCCATGTCAGCGTGAGCAATTCTCCAGATCGGCAACCCGTATTAAGCAAAAGCAATATGTAATCATGCAAAGTCTGATTGCCATATCTGCGAGCAGCAACAAGAAGTTTTGAACATTCAGAAGCATTTAAAAATCTTGGTATAAAATCATGTTCAAATAATTTAAATCCATTAAATACATTTTTAAAATTCGCATTATGTTTATGTTTCAAATAATAGTTAAAAGCAGATTTTATAACGTGCAATTCTCTATTTATCGTTGAATTTTTTACCCCTTCTAAAGCTCTCAATGTGCAGTAATCATTGATCACCTCAATTGTTATTTCATCAAATTGATAGAAGTATTCTAAATTTTTAAATTTTTCAGCGTATGTATGATTCGATTGAAACAAGCCATTTCTTAAATAGAAGTTCATTATTTCTTGTACGTTCATAAGTCACCTAAAGAAGTCAGTTCGTGCGCACTCCGCGCCCTCTGAAAAACCTACAAGAAGCAAAAGTCTTTTGTAATCAGGGAAGGGAGATGGGATTAATGCCCTGATTTTAAAGCGCGCACTCCGCGCGTATTGGGGAAGTACGCAGGGACGCTAACACAAGCATATCGACAAGTTCGCTTTGTTAGCGAACTTGTGGCACAGACTTGTGCCTATCGAGGAAAGAGTTGTTCAGGCATAGGAAGGCCAAGCAATCTAAAAACAATCAAAAAAGGAAAAAACAAAATCAAAAAAATAATGCAGAAAAGCCAAAAAAGATTTTCAAAAATTTTCATAAATCAATCCGCATTTTTCAAACGATTAAGAAGATATTCATGATATTTAATAGAACGAAAATCCTTTGCCATTTTCAAATCTTCAAATGCTTGATTCATTGCAATAGCCATTGGTTTTGATGCTTCTAAAAAATCAGTAACAACAGTAGTCACAGTTTTATTTTGGTGTTCAGCAAGTTTAGTAAGTAATTCGTGATATTCAGGATCAATCGATAGAGCGATTCGTTTACGTGACATAATTCACCTCAAATAGTTGGTTTTGTAATATCTTTTGGAGGAAAGACCGAATTATCAGGAACTAAAACAACATTTGAATCTGATTGCTTAGAATCATCCTTATTAGAGCTAGATTTAATATCAGAAAGTTGTTGAGCTTGTAATTGTTGCTGATTTTGTTGTCTAAAATAATCGTATGGACGATCAGCAGAATCATGCATTAAACGATCACAAACTGATTTTGATGTTTTTAAATAAGTACCTTGTTCAGTGTAAGCTCTATATTCACCAGTTTGAGTTTTTAAACATCCTGAAAATTTAGGCATTGAAGAAACTGTGTAATGCACATTTTCAAGTTTAGAAGCATATGGCTTAGCAGGGTCATACGTTATATCAGCAGATCCAACAGAATTAGAACCGTTAGAGAAAGAACCCGATTCATTTCGAACAGCTACAGAATTTTTATTTTTTGTTAAATCGTCATACCATTTCACGCACTCAGGCTTATTCAAGTTTTCAGCTTTACGACATTGTAAATCAAGATCAGTTGACTGTTGATTTGTCGTTGTTGTAGCTGCTGGAGAACTCGACAAGACTTGTTGTGATTTTCCATTTTTAAGAATTTCGTCTTGATGTGCTAATTTATCTTTATTGCCTAAAATTGCTTTTACAGAAATATAGGGATTTGAAGAACCAAAAACGACATAACCAATAATCGCAAGCACAAGAATTAAAAAGCCACCCAATTTGTAATAAAGCGGTGGAATTTTAAGTTTGTGAGTATCAAGCGTAGTCGATTTATATTTATCGAAAATCTTAGAATCAGGTTTAAATTTTTCATGTGATTCAGCTTTATTTTTTGCGCCTGTTGAGTCAGGCATAGTCACAGCATAACGCCACAAAAAAACATCAGCAAAACCGCGTCCATAGGCTCTATGTAAGTGATAGTGAGAGCCAACTAATGACAATACATGATTATGTAAAAAAGTCGGGGATTGAGTGACCAGAATAATGTCATGTCCTGTATGACGATGAACTTCAAGCTCTTTCACGCGACCATCACTAGAGAGTTTTTCACGTCCTTTATATTGAAGAAAATCAAATTGCTGAGCTTCATCATAAATAACGACAGAACCCTCGGGAGTTTCTCTCCAGTCGTTATTTTCAGGGAGTTTTTGAACGCCTTCATAATCAAATTCATCAATATTCGTATATACAGAACGACCCTCTTTTAAATATTGAAGTGCAAGAGTAGCAGTTTTGGCAGTTTTAAAAGAGCCTGGTTTACCAGTAATTAAAAATAGCATTTCTTATATTCTCCATCGGCTCCGCGCCCCCTCGCTCGCGTAGCGAGGTGCAACGCGCGGCGAGTAAAGCGCGTTCGCCTCATCTTTTAATAAATGACGCGCTATATGCGACTAATGTAGCTTTAGCGATTAAAGCGCCCACAATGATTGAAATAGCTTTATCAACACCTGAAATGCCCAAAAGACCTAGATATGTGTGATCAGTTGCAGAAGCAGCAGCAATGGCTTTATTGATATAGCTATTTAAAACAGTTGAAATAACAGCACTCGAAACAACAGTCATACCAAGACCGAGAAGTATTTTTTTAAATCCTTTTTCAAGAATCCAAGAAAATAAACCAAAAAATAATGCTTTCATGACTTATAAGCTCCAATAACAATATAAGCAGCAGCAATATAAGCACTCGCTATAATCGGGTAATAAAGATATGAAAGAAGGGTACAAACAGGAGTCCAAGGCAGTACGATGTTTGCAGACTGACCCATTAAATTAAAAGCAATAATTTGAGGAGTTGGACATTGTGAACCCCAAGAAACAGAATTTTCAGTTAAATCAGGCGTTGGAATATCTTTTTGATCAAGCTGAGGATCATCAGTAATAGGATCATCTTTTTTAGTCCAATCAAACCAAGAACAAGCAGTAGCAAACCACTCACAAGCAGCAGGAAGCGTAGGATCAACAGCATCGGCAACTTGTGTCGTTGTTTTAGTTGCTTGTGTACCATCGACATTTGTAGTCGTCTCAATTGATGTTGTTGTACGTTTACCCTTATCCGTAGTAACAGAGTTATTAGTTACTTTTTTAGAACCATCAGGATTATTTGTTGTTGTTGTAGAAGTGCCGTCAGGGGTAACAATAGCAGCAGAATCTTTAATCGTAACAATTGCAGGACTTTTTAAAGAGTTATCACGAGCGCCCAAAATGTTAGAAATCATCTCATCAGTTAAACCATCAACACCATAATGAGCCCCCTCAGCACCAGTCAAATTCCAACCAGTAGTTTGAGCAGGGGTAAATAAATTTTGATAGACAGGATCAGTAACAGAAGTCGGATTGTTAATCATCCAGTTATACATAGCATCCTGAACTTGCTGATGTGACATAACAGTAGGAGGAGGAAGTGGAGCAGATGGATTATATTTAGGATTGGTTTCAAGAGAAGTCGTACCAGTACCCGAAGTAAAGTGACAATTATATGAAGTAGAACTTGTAGAATAACCAGTATGAGTATAATTAGATGAAGGAAAACCAATCGAAGCATTTAAAGCTGAACAAGCACTATCAGCAGTTGTGAAATAAGCATTTGTTGCAGTAGTAGAAACCCAAGAATTACGCCAAGCCTGTTGCACATTTTGAAGTGTTTTACTATTAGGATCGTTAAAAGTGATTTGATTATTTGCAGGATCCATAACATAACCCACACCATCCAACAGTTTTTGAACAGCAAATTGAGCGCCAGCGACAGCAACATAACCACCAGCAATTTTACCAGCTAGACCAGCAGCAGAACGAGCAGCAGCAGCAGCATCAATAGGCAAAGAAAAAGGTACAGAAACAGAAGCAGAAGAACCGCCAACAGTTGCACCTGTATCTAAAATGCCATTCATAACACCGCCCGAAACAGACATTCCTGACATAGCTGTATTAGCACGAGAACCAGTAACAGCACCCATAATTTGAGAATTACGAGCAGTAGCAGCATAAGAGGCAAAAGCAAAAGTGGGAGTTAAAAAAGAAATAAGAAGCAAAAAGAATGACAATATCTTTTTCATTTGAACATTATCCCTAAACCAAGAGTAAACAAGATTGGGATTAGCCAGTTCAAAATATTCGGTGTATCCATAGCGCCCCCAATAAATTAAAAAAGCGGGCATTGCCCGCCCTTTTTTTCGATTACTTAGCAGCAGCTCGAAGATTACGCCAAATCGCAATACCCGCAGTAAAACCGAGCCAAGCAACACCAATGGTGGCAGCAGCAGTAACAGCAAGACCAATATTTGTAATAACGTCAGTTACCGCATAATCAGCGTTAGCCATTGAACCAGTTGCAACAGCACCAAGAGCAACAGCACCAACATTAACAATACGTTGAAATTTAGAAGCAGGTTTTTTAACTGGAACAGTTAAAGCAGGAAGGTTTTGTTTTTCGATAGTATCCATAGGTTATTCTCCAATTTTGGATAGTTTTTTGAAAATTGCACAAGTCACTAAAAAAACAGCGATTGCTATTGATAAATTAGTAGCTTGTGCTTGGGTTATGCCGAACGATTGATTTAAAAGCGTAATCGTATCGACTTGAACGACCCAAGTTTGACAGACCCCATTTACGTCAAGCTCAGAACAAACATAAGTCGTCATTTCTTTTAATCTCTATTCTCTAAAAACAAACGTGCAGAGTTATACGCAAGCATGTCTGTATTTAAATTAATGTGTTCATTTGCAAGTTGACGAATTAATAAATTTGCAAATTTTTCATGCTGAAAAATAAAAACAATGTTGTGATTTAAATGATTCTTACCAAAATGACGATGTAGTAATAAATCTTTTAAACGAGGACTATCATTCTTAAAACGAGCAGTAAACTCAGGAATATATTCACAAGAGTCGTAAATAATGAATGCTGATTCTTGAATCAACGTCCAATCATCATCAGGAATTTTTAAAAACGATTTTGGCAAAAATGACTGATCACCAGTGTTATCAACAATATTTGTATAAACAGGCAAAGCCTGATTTAAACCCATTTTCATTGCTGTAATCGTTTTTAACGACATGGGAATTCCAGTGATAAGAGTGATCATAATAAAATAGCCTAAGCAGGTTTTTTAACTTGAGGAACCAAGTCTTTAATAATTGTGATCATGGTTTTACCGTTAGAAACCTGCTCAAGAGTAGCTTCAGCATGAAGCGGATAATCTAAGTTTTTAATTTTTTCAAAATTAGCAGAAGTACCCCATTTCAAAGATTCACCAACCTGACCGCAAAAATTATCACCATCCTGTAGATCGGCTTGAAAGAACACAGTCGTTGAGTCATAAGAAACACCGTTGTATTCACCTTTAGAACTCTTAGCACCAAGAACAACAAGTTGAGATTTAAATAGCATTGATAAAACCCTCATAAATAGGTTGATTGATCAAAGGAACACCGACAAAAAGCGGCAATTCATCTTGATCATGTTTGTAAGTAGGATTGTTTAAACGGACAGACTGCATAACAGCAGCATGTGAAAAATTGAGACGTTTAGGCACTTCATCTTTTGATGAAGAAATCATGTTTAAAAGTTCAGTATCATCAAAAACTTTGCGAAATTGACGAATATATTTTCCAAACTGATGTTTAGTAATTTGAATTGCTTTATCCCAATTGATTTGAGATTGCTTAGTAACAATTTCACATTTTTCAGGGGCAGAAAAATCATTGCATTGATTACAGAGATTCTCTAAAGCAGGATAAGCACCCTTAAAATATTGGGTAGGGGATAGCAAAATTTCTAAAGGAATATGTCGATCTGTCGATTTAAGCTCAAGCTCGGCACGTGTCCAAAGGCTTAGTGAATCACCCTCTTTTTTTCCACGCTCATAAAACCGTAAATGCTTACTGGAGGAACGATCACCGACGGTAAAAGTTCGCCCTTTGCCATTAATACGCTTCCAATTCCCCAATTTATTAGTATCAGGCAAACGACCACCACACCAAAAAAGCTCTTGGGTATCCCATTCATCGGCAAGATCCACAGAAACAAAGTCACTTTCAAAATCATCGAAAGCTAAATCAACACGATTTAATTTTGGAGAAATAGACTCTTTTAAATATTTATAAAGTTGAGTTTGCCAGCCTTTGCGAGCTAAAGAGCAGCCAGTACCGTTAATTTGAACTGAAATGCGTTTAGATTTATGACCATACAAGACCATTCCCAAACCATCTTGCAAGTCATAGCCAAATTTATAGAAGTGCATACCTTTTTCACGTTTTTTAAGTAACCCAAAACCGAAAACTTCATAAAGGATTTGATCTAAATACGTTTCAATAGCATGAGTTAAGGCATTTTCATCAGCATAATCTAAATGATAAAGACCCTTAGCAAGAGTTGATTGGCAAAAACTAAAAGTCACCCAGTCATGCCCAACAAGCTCATTTTCTTGTGGTACACAGCGAAGAACTGGAACAACACCATCAAGCGTTGAGATCAACTGATAATTATCTAAATTTCTTGGGACTGCATATTGCCCAGATGCATTTTGTGAATTCGTTACCCCCGTATTACAAACGGGGGACATGCTTTCCCTCGTGTTTTCACAAGCAATGGCTATTTTTTGTACAAATAATTCTTTAATTGAAACATCACTCAAGACACGAGCTTTTGGCTGATCTAAAGAAGCAAGCTTATTCTTAACTATAGAATCAAGCAGATTTTTCAAAGACTGAGCATCCGAAAATGAAACATCACCAAAGGCAAGTGCTGTCTCAATATCAAGAGTAAGGGATTTTGATTTTTCAAAAAGCTCAACAGACGAAAGCGAAAGTGAATCTAATTGATTAATTTGAGAAAGAAACATCATCAGTCAAAATCTCCCAAATAAACCCGAATTTCAGAATTAGACTTTTTATAAACATCCAATAACTTGTCTATTTCAGAAAAATCATAAGACCAGTCAGAAGCAACAACAGCTAAATGACGAAGGCATTGTTCTGTACTAAGTGCTGGGGACATGCATTCAAGAGAAGGATAGCCATGCTCAGAAACAATCAAGGCAACTTGATTAAAAGCAGCTTGAATAAACTCTGATTTAGTTTTGAAAGCGAAATTTTCTAAACTCATTTAAAATGCCCCTACAAAACTTTTAAAAAATGGAAAAAATATGATTTTTGGTGTAATCATCGTTCTTATAATTTGTGGAATATTTGCAGCAGCATTAATAAAACCTAAAGAATTAACAGATGATGAAAAACGAGAACGAAGAAAAAAAGAAATGCAGGAACGAATAGATCGAGAAAAACAAAAACAAATAAAACTGGAAGAAGAAGCTAAATCCAAAGCAAAGGAAGAAGAGCTAAGACTAGAAGCAGAGGCTAAATCCAAAGAAGAGGAAGAAGAGCGACTAAAATTAGAAAATGATGCAAAATTAGAAACAGAAGAAAATGAATCTGAAATTGCAAAAAAACCTTTAGAAGAAGTGATAAAAGGAAAAATACGTAAAAGCAGACCTTTAACAATGAATGAACAACCAACATTCAGAAAACTGCGAGAAACCTTAGAACCTGAATACGTTGTGTTATCACAAGTATCATTTAGTGCAATTTTATGGACATGGTCGAATTCTGTAAGAAATAGATATAACCGTAAAATTGTTGATTTCGTAATTTGCGATAAAGGATTTAATGTCGTAGCAGTTATTGAACTTGACGATTCAAGCCATAAGGGTAAAGAAGAAAGAGATGCGGAAAGGGATTTATTATTGAATGAAGCAGGAATAACCGTATTTAGATATAACTTCACACCTGAATCATCAAAGATTCTTGAAGATATAAAATCAGTTAAGTTATAAGTCTTCATAAAAAGCCCCTTGAATTTTTATCCCATGAGCTATATGTTCATGGGAAATAAATACTCCATTTGGATAAATATCCATTTGGAGAATTTAATACTCCATTTGGGTAAAATCAAGAGGCAGAAAAATGAACAAAGACCTGGTAGATCTAATAGATCGTGCAAGATGGAAAGCAGGAAGCTATAAAGCTGTTGCAGAGAAAATGGGTATTAGTGCAGGAAGATTATCAGACTTCAAACATGGAACTAGAATTCCATCAACATTAAATATATGTCAACTTGCTGATATTGCGGAACTAAATGTTGCAGAAACATTGTTCCAAATAATGGAAAAGCTCGACACTGAACATGCCGAGCTTTACCGAATGTGGCGTCCCTACGGGGATTCGAACCCCGGTTACCGCCGTGAAAGGGCGATGTCCTAG